CTTTCATCAGAATCTTCATCATAGATTTGACAATTCGATATTTTATCTATACATAAACCTGAAAACTTTTCATTATTTAATGAAGATTCTTTTAATGCTTTTTCAACATCTTGAGAAATAAATCCTAAATGCGTTCGTTTATGATGAGTTATATCATAAACAAAAGAAACCGGTTTTAGTTTTGAAAAAAACAATTCATAATCATTTAATGGGGTTATATTCTTTTTTAAATTTCTATCAGAAGTTATTGTTGCACCACTAGCACTTCCTAATTTACAAAAAGATCCTCGAATAATTGTACCATTATTATAATAGCCAACATATACATTATTATCATCTCCACGCACTAGCATACCAACACTTGCTCCACTTGTTGTACGTCCACTAATAAAATTGACATTACCTAAAATCAGATTCGCATTGCACAATACGTCCGTTTTTGGCGAAAGAATAATATTCCCTGTTTCTGATAAAATATAGAATGAAGACGCAGTATGTTGTAAGTAACCACGTCTACTTCCCCCATATGCACTATAAAATCCCAACCAGTCTCCTCCACTTGCATATTGTGCTCCTAACCAAGTCGCATAAGCATGATTATGATTAGTTGGAGTATAACTCGTTGGCTTTCCAGACATATTATTCCATGTTAATAGATTTGTATCAGCACTTTTTTTCCATGGATACCAACTTCCATTATACTGACTACGATACCAAAATCCACTATTGCAATATGTATGATATGTTTGATAAATATAACCTCTTTTTATAACCGTTAATAATCCTGCTTCTGCTATAGGATAATTTAATGTAGATGATGTGTTTGCGTTAGATAACTGATGATAATAACCTTCTTTGACTATATTATTGAGATTAACATTATCTCCTAGATCATATTGATAACAAAGACTCTCACTTTTCTTAGGAACTTCTATTTCTTGATTTCCATATTTAAATTTATACGACATATTTATCTCCTATTTCTTAATATAAAAAATGCTCTTGAAACACTTCAAATAAAAACAATCTATTTTCTCATCAATTCTATCATTTTATTAACTTTTGATTTCAATTCATCAATTTCTTTTTGTTGTTGATTAACCTTTTTATAAAGTTTTTGTATCATATGAGTATTTAGAGGAATCATTTCTGTATATGCCAAAGAATGTAAATCATTAAACGGTAACTCCTTATTCTCACTAAGATTATCATAGCAATAAAAGCCAAAATCCATTTCTGATAGATTATTATCATATAATGCTTTTTTTACCCATTGAGCAATAAAACCACCATGAACCCTATCATGATGATCATTATTTAATATATTTTTCCATTTATAACGAATAGGCTTAAGAGACATAAAGAAATTTTCATAACGTACATCAAATTCTTTAATATCTTGTTTGTATCTTTCATCTGAAGTATCTATGCTTGATTGAGATTGATATAATCTATACCATCTATAGGTTGTAGTTCCTAAAGTTATTTTAGAAGTAGGCCTAGGATAAAAATATCCAATATAAGGATTTGTTGTTGTATAATCCAATCTTACCTCTGCATCATTTACTTTTAGTTTAACTCCATCATTACTATACTCATTAACAATATTTAAATAATTGCCATCGGCATGGCCAATCCATCCTTTTCTTATACCCTGATATTTATCATACCAACCCATCCATTCCTCATCACTTGCATACTGAGTACCTAACCAAGTTGCATAATTATGATTATGATTTGATGGATTGAATGAACTTGGTTTATCTACTAAATCATCCCATGAATGAATATGATTATTTAATTCTTGTGTTGTGGGAACAAGAATATCGTTTCCCATATATCTAAATTTATAAGGCATATTTTTATTATCTAAGCTATTCTTACCCATATAAACACAGCCATAAATGGCTGTAAATTATTATGTGCTTGTCCACTACCACTATTGCTAATAGTAATAGTGTGTGAATGAGCACCATCATAACTACTTATTCCTAAATTTGCAGATGTTGAACCAATACGAACAGAGTATGGCATATTACTTGTATTTGATCCAGCATATCTTGAAATACTACTATCAGCATAAATGGTCCCACTATTAGGATCTTGACCACTAACTGGAGCGTTTGAATAGAGATGATGCGCATGATTCCCATTCACCGCTGATAAACCACTATGATTATGGATAGGCATTTGTGCCAATGATAACACAATGTTCTTTTCTCCACCAGTCTTCTTTACTGTATTAAATTCATTTTGTGATGCATCAACACATACAAGTGTTCTACCAGGACATAATAATTGCCAAGTTCCACCAAAAAATGCTGATGGATTTTCCGAATTTGTAGAAATCATAACATCTCCAATTCTATATAAAAGTTCTCCTTTAGGACTTTTCCATGTCATATTATCACCACCCTTCTTTTATAATATAAAGTTGCTTAGATATAAACCTCCTTTCTTTTTTATTCTTCTATAAATATTAAAATATTATCTAAATCTATAGGTGTCTCACCAACATAGAGTTTAGAACCATGTGGAACTTCAATAATACTATCTTTATGTTCAAGTACTTTTTGAATCCCAATGCGACCAGTCTTGACATCAAAATCAAAACTTTTAAATGCTGTAGAAATATGTAATATTTCATAAGCAGAGTTATACCCAAAAACATCACCTACATAAACTCTAAAATCATAACTTTTGGCTTCGTTTAAACCTGTTATTGTTTTAGATAAAGCATAACTTAAAGATTCTGCTGATGCTTCTATTTGTGTATATGATGATGCATCAACTGATTTGTATTCAATCAAGTATCGAGAAAAGTTCTTTTCAATACCATTAACAATTAAACTTGTTGCTAAAAGATTAGCAGTGACAAGAGCACTTGTATCTGTGTTTCTTTCCACTCCAACACCATTAATTTTTGGATGAATATAAGGTAAAACATTGACTGATATAGATTTGGTTGCTGTTCTGCCTCTTGAATCTGTAATTGTTGCAGTAATTGTCTGGTTGCCGCTTGTTGTCATAATACCTGTTGTACCACTAACAGCATTGATTGTTTGTCCAGCAACACTAATTTTATAGGTTGTAATAACTGACCCATAGGAACCAGTTGCTCCTATAATGGCTAATGATAAACGACTTTTATTTTGAACATATGCACCAATAAGATTATGAACATCGCTCATATATTCTGAACATGTAACTTGACTCAAAGTTGGTACAACTGAACTAGGAACATTCATTGTATAATAGTAATATTGATCACTTCCAATTTGCGTATTTCCATAATAAGTTCTTAAAATAATTGTCATACTGCCACTGGCTGCTTTAGGAATTTCATTGCACAAACTCATTGGTGGAGTAAAACTGCTACTTGTAGAAATACCATTCCCAATACCTTGCCATGTCTTGCTACCAAATGAGTACCAAAGAGAATGGGTAAACAATCCACTACTCCTTGATATGTTCATAGAAAAAAGACTACCTATTGTACTTCCACTGGTTGAACTCAATTTTGATGGACTATAACAATAAACTGTAAATGTTGTTGACTTTGTTCCAATATGTGTTCCTCCATTATATGTATAACAAGTCACTGTACATACCTGATTCGCATTAGGACTGTTATGAATCAAGGCAGCTGGAATTGTCCAAGCATATGAAGTAGCCACTCCTGTTGCAATTGTTCCACTACTTCCTCCACAACTATATGTCAGTGTATGTGTAAAACTTGAACTCGCACGTGTTATATTTACTGTAATACTCCCATTTGGATAAGCAGTACTTGCACTCATTGAAACAGATGATGCACGCGGAATTGTTGTCAATGACATGGAACCACTACCACTAATTGTTCCAATATAAGTACTTCCCCATGTAATCTCTAAACCACAACTTCCACTAAAAGAAAGAGATTTTGTTCCATCTTGATTATGGGAAATAGTTTGGGTTCCACTTAATAAGGTTTTATTCCCGCTACCACCAATGGTACCACTCCCACTATGAACAGTTCCATTAATTGTACATGACCACTTCTTTGTTGCACTAGAAGAAATAGCGCTTGGTCGATGTAAAACAAGTGAATAAGAAACTGTTGATGAGTTATTAGCAATATTTTGAGATGATTGTGTGACTGATAATGTACAATATGGACGAGATCCACTTGTACTTCCAATTGTAATACTAGCCATAATTACTGACCTCCCCATGTTATATCAAAACCATTCGCTTTTGTTGTGAATATCGCATCACCTAACTGAAAAACAGATAAAGCTTTGATACGTTCAATTGTTAAAAGATTCTGTTCTAATTTCATAACCTCTTCATCATTAAAAAGTATAGCAAAATAACTTGGTGCCATTAATGTTTTGACATTGGCTTCTAATTCTCCAACCTCAATACCTTTGGCAGTTTTCCTAATATAAGTTGTAATAGTTTGAAGATCACTACCATTTTCATCAATAATTTCTTTTAATGTTTGATATTGTTCTTCAATAGATTCAGATGTCTGAATAACTGTTGTTAATTTCTTATTGATTTCCTCAATATTTCCATTATATTTTGTTTCCATATCTTCAACTTTACTTGTAATCGTTCCATTAACAGCATCTAAATCTTGAACAATCGAATGATATTGTTCACTTAACTGATTCATTTCACTCACAATGTGATTGACTTGTGTTGCTATATCACTTTCTTTTGTTAAAGCAATAGTATCATTAGCATCTTCAACATCACATTTTAATTTAAAAACAACTATATTTGTATAATCAAAACATACACAGTCATTAGAAATCATCAGTTCATTGGTTTCATTATGGAAAGTTATACCTTCAACATTTGTCTTTAAAATATGTGTATCATCTTCTGAAGTTAAAATAGATTCAATATTGATATAACTTAAACCTAAATCTGTAGAATAACTCCAAATATCAAAATGGCAATTCAATGTATGTGGAATTAAAGTAATATTACCAGGACTATAATTATCTTGATCTTCAACAAACGAAGTTGCTGACGCCTCAATAGAACAAATTTCCCCATTGACTTTTGTGTCCTTTAAAACACTATAATTCATAGTTAAACTTGCAGTTGCATGCAATTCAACTTGATCAACTGTTAATACGGATGCATAAGCTTTGTATTCAACACTTTCTTCAAGATTTTGAGATATTGTTAAGAGTGAACCTTCAGCAATTTCATGTTCAAGTAAATCAACATATTCTTGATCAGTACGTCCTTTTCTTTTCCATGTAATTGTTGCTTCACTCATGACATCTTGCAATGTATCTTTAACAATTGCGTTCAGTTTTAATGGCTGAACTGTATAATCTGGATAATAGTGATGAGGTTGTTCATCAAAAGTCTGCTGATTGACAAAGTTACTAGTGATAGAAACTGATATATTGTTTTTAATGGTATTCACTTCTTTTTTCAATTCTTTCATGGCTTCAATCGTTAGACCATTTTCTCTATCATAACTAAAGACAGGATGTGTAATTTGGCCATCTGAATCTCTTTCACCAATTAAAATCGTACCTGTTTCTAAATTCAGTTCAAATTCATCACCATTTAATTGACCTGTATTAATTGCATTAGCACTAAAATTTCCATCTAAATCAAAAGCAAAGTTTTCAAAAGTCTTTCCACCATCTTGACTATAACCAAAACCACCCATAGACATTTTCCATAGATGCGTATCATCTCTTAAAGTCGGTGTATTCATAATTGTCCATCCATTTGGATAACCATTATCATCTACATCAATAACATAATATCCACCATCATGTCCTAAAATCTTTTCAGTTGTTTGTTTATAAGATTCAATCAAAGTATTATAAAATTTCTTTAATTTGATTTCCGTAGGACTTTTAGACATGACGACTTCTTTCTCATTTTGACCATTGCTTTCTATAGTACTGCTCATACCACCATCAAAAGAAAGCGTATGCTCCATAATCAGAATTTGTGACATATCCTTGGTACTTTCCTGAACATGAAGAATATCACAGACTTCAAGGCTAGGATCTCCACGCCATTTTAATGTGGCTGGTGTATATGTAAAACCATTGATTTTCTCAAAAAGAGATTCTAATCTTTCCTGCGTCATATATGGATTAGCAAATGTAATTCCATAGCCACTTCCAACACTCATCACATTCTCTTCATCACCACTTGTCAATGAAGAAATAGTCAAAGCTGAGTTTGTCTTTTTAAATCCCAATTGATATTGTGATTCTAATGGAATAACATATTGTCCACTTTCATACCAATAAAATTCTAGCTCAGAAAAACGATTCATTCTTGCATTCATTCCCATTAAAGAAGCCATATATCCAAGCATTTCTTTACATGTAACATCCATTGGATTCTCTATCATAATTTCTTCGAAAACCTGTTGTTTAAGAGTTAAACCACATTGATTTGTTATATCTAAAACAACAGTTTCAAGCATTGCTGGATACTCAATACGTGGCGTATATTCATCATTTAATAAAGAAATACCATCATATCCTTCAAGACTCACTTCATAATCATTATTTCTTGTTATTTCACTTATAAAAAAAGAACCCATCGGAACCCATTCAATATCAGAAGCGAGTTGAATCCCAATAAAAGCTTCAAGACTTCCTCCTTCAAAAGGAATATTTCCAGGATCAAACATATCAATTTTAATACTATTTGAACATATTCCTCCAATTGTTAATGTATCCAATCCATTACTCACTTCATGAATCGTAACATTCTTTAAATAATGGCCGTCAATTTCTTGACGACCATTAAATATTACCTTCATTTTCATCTCTCGATGATCACTTAAAATCTTATCTTTATATGCTTGTGTTGTTGTTATCATAAACTCACCTACTTCTCAATAAAATCAATAGACATGCCTTGCCATATCCACTGATTCATTGTTTTATCAAACATATACACTGGAACACTTCTATCACTCACATAGACAGTCATCGTGTGACGTCTACCAAGTTTAGGATCTGGGTATTCCAATTCAAAAAACATTGGAGAAATTGCTTCTAATAATGAAGACATTTGTGTATCTCTCATTGGTGGAAATGAAACAGAAACCTTTCTTTTTATAGTAATACGATCTCTAAACATATCACCCAATTGATTACGACCTGTTCCTTCACTTGAATCCAAGTCTGACTCTTCCCACTGCAATGCAACAGGATTTTGAATAGCTTGACCATTAATTTTTAAAATATCCATAATTACCCTCCTAAATCATTAATGGTGTTGTTCCAGTACGTTTAACAACACCATTATGATATTTAATCACTTGTTTTCCGACAACTTCTCCATCCATGACAAATGTCGCATGAATGTTCATATTTCCATTACCACCATTACCTTGCATTGCACTTCTGACAGCATTATAAACCCCACTACTAATTCCGGTAACAATCTGATCGTTATTTGCAACAGCAGTTTTCCCATTAATGCGACCAACTAACTCCGGTCCCGCTTCTCTAGCTACGAATAATTGCCCAGTTTCTGGGAAACCACCAGCCATATAAGGCTTAACTGAAAACTTATCTCCAGATACTACAAAGCCGTTTGGAGTTGACTTAAATTTAACAGATACTGTCGTTCCTTTTAAATTACTGATTCTCGTTTGAATATCATCAATACTCTTCATAGCAGTCTTGTTGCTTATATCTAGTTCAGGGTGTCTTTCTTTATCTTTAAATTCATCATCAATTGAATCTAAATATTTCTTTCCTTCAGCTGAGCCTTGGTCTTGTGCTAATTTAAGACTATTTATGTACTGCTTCCCTTTCTTGCTATTAATGTCTATATTATGTTTATCAAGATATAATGATAAAGCAGCATATTGTCTAAGCATTAAAGCCCCCTCGCTATCACAGTTACTAACCATTGCATTATATTGATCTTTAAGAGACGCACGCTCGCTATCTGTCATTTTATTATAAGCGTTTCCCATACTAACAACCATTTCATCATATGACTGCGCCGAATTCACAGCTTTTTCTGCCATCATCTTAATAACAACATCTCTTGATTCTTGAGCGTTTGATTTTTCTTTGTCAGTCATCTGTTTAAATTTATCACCATGACCAGCTATAACTTCATTATAATCATTTAACTTTTGTGATAAAGTTCCCCAAGTTGCTGTTACTTCATTTCCTTTTCCTAATTGCTCATCATATTTTCCTGTGAGGGTAACATATGCTCCTACAAGTTCATCAATGCCTATCTTAGATTCTTTTGATAATGACATATATTGTATTTCCAAAGCTGATTGTTTATCCAGAGCAAATTGGTTTTCTACCATAGCAGAACTTGAATTTCTATATGCTTCAGAACATTCATCCATAGTTGTTTTCAAATCACTATTCCATATAGATGCTTGTGCATACGCATCACTATAACTCATTCCTTTGTCAATATACTCTTGAACTTTTTCATTAAATAATTGTTGAACCTCTGCTAAATTTTGCTGAGATTCTGTCATATTTGACATAATTGCCCCATTGTTTAACAAAGCTTCTCCATATGCTTCTTCATTCGCTGTAATCATCGCTCTTAGCTGCATAGCTTCAACATTTCTTAATACTTCTTCCGTATTTCCTATCCAAGCTAATTTCCCATTTTCAATTTGTACAACAGTTTCCCCACAATAAGAATTTAATTCATCTACTTTTCCCTGTGCATTCGCAATTTCTTCAACATTTCCTTTTCCTAAATCAATCAACTCACTAGCATATGACTTGATAACTTCATATTTTCCAAGTTGTGAATTCATTGAATCATTACTACTCTCATTTAATTGTTTTTGTGCATCTCTAAGACTTATTGATTCTTCACTTAATTCTTTACTTTTTTCAGTCAATTTCTGTAAATTTTCATCTTGTTTACCAAAAGCATCATTCAATGCCAAAGCCGCTCCAGTTAAAAGTCCCAATCCTCCAATAAGAGCCACCACAGGATTAGACGCTAAAAATGTAAGCGCAGATGAAAATAGTCCTGTAGCAGATGTAGCTATAGATGCCCCCATTTCTGTTTCCTTAAAAAATTTAGAAAGATCATCTTTAGTATCTCCTAATCTATCGCCTAATCCCCCAAGTCCACTCAAAGTACTATCTAATTTTGCAATACTGTTTACTGGAGCTATCACATTATCAAAAGCTTTAAAAAACGTAAATATATTATTAGAGTCTAATTGTGATGTTGTATTCGATAAAGTTTTAAATGATTCATTTAATCCAATTAATTCTTCACTAAGTCTAGTAATTGATCGTACTGACAAGTCTAAATTCTTTAATGTTTCTGAAATTCTATCTAAAGTTAATACTATTTCATTTTCCATATAAACACCTCCTTATGTTTATTTGTTGTTATTTTTATTTAATGCGATATAATATAAGTATAAATGAAAGTGAGGATTTAAATATGATTGATAAAGATTTAACTACTGAGGAATTTATTCATCTTTTTGGATTAGAAACATTAGATGATAATGAATTAAATATGATAAAAAGTTTATTATACTCTATCAATATAAGCACAAGAAAAAAGCATTTTTCAAAAGCCACTTATGAAGCACAATACGCTTCTATTGCTATGTATAACCAAAATTATCTATTTTTAAAACATATGTTAAATCTTGAAGAACAAAATAAGCAAATTATTGATTTACTTACACAAATTGTTAGGCAAAACCATTCGGTTTTAAAGGAAGATAATGATAATAATTCACAAAACATTACTGATATCACTTTAAATGAAATCAAAAAACTTGAAGAACTTATTAATCTAGGTATATTATCACAAGAAGAATTTGAGAAGAAAAAGAAAGAGTTATTAAGTTTATAAAAATAAATATATACCATCCTAACTATGAAAA